CCGGCAAGACCTCGGCTCGTATGGTGGCGGGTTTAGTTGGGCATCTATAAATGTTCAGTCAAATAAAACAGGTACTGCGTTTCCAAAGCCGCTAATTAAGATATATGACGAAACCTTAGGGTTACCAGAAACTGATGCGAATGCTATATATATTCAAGATACCGCTTTAGCACCTATTTCTAGTTATTGGTCAGAGACGGCACCCGGAAATTGGTCATATACGTTTCCAGCTATTGATTGGGTTGAAGGCCATGACTTCAAAATAGTCATGACAAAACCTTAAGATTGCTTTTTATATAAATAAAGATATAATTGAGCAACATACGTATAATGCTAACTTACTATAAATTTAATTTGAGAGGAATATAAACATGGGTTTTCAAGTCTCACCTGGAGTACAGGTAAAAGAAATTAATGGAACTAACGTAATTCCTGCCGTATCAACAAGTATCGGCGCATTCGTTGGTGGATTTAATTGGGGACCAGTTGAAACTATTACAACAATCGGATCTGAAAATGAGCTTGCTGCGGTTTTTGCAACTCCTACTGAAGCTGATTCTAAATACTTTTTGACTGCTGCCGCTTTCCTACAATACGGAAACAACTTATCAACAGTTCGTGCTGTTGACGATAGTACATCACTGAACGCTGCTGCAACAGCACCGATTTTGATCTATTCAAAAGACCACCCCACTAAGGGTTACGATGTACTTGATGCATCAACTCTTGCTGCTGCTGGTGAATGGATTGCACGATATCCCGGTACTATGGGTAACGGCATTTCAGTTTCTGTTTGCCTTGCAAACTTTGGTGCTAATAGCTCATTTGATTCTTGGGTCGACAGAGACTTTTTTGACTCTGCGCCAAAGACTTCAACATATGCTGCTGGCCTTAAGAATGATACATTCGGTGACGAAATTCATGTTATTATTAAAGATGCGACTGGTGCACTTACCGGAACTCCCGGAACTGTACTGGAAACGTATCCATTCCTCTCTTTAGCAAAGGATGCTAAGAAAACAGACGGAACAAGTATTTACTACAAAACTGTTATCAATACGCAATCATCATACATTTATTGGGGCGAAGACGCGTCGATCACTGTAGGTGCTGCTGATCCGACAATAACTCTAGATGCTAGCATGAACATTCTTGGTTCTGCTGCTACTGTTGTTCGGACTACTGCTGCTGCTGCAGCTACAAGCGCACCCGTAGTTACAGACGGTATTCTCGATTATGCTTTGAGCGGTGGTGTTGATGGCTTGCCAACTCAGGGTAATTTAGTTTCAGCTTATGGGTTATTTGAAGATCCTGAAACTGTAGACATCAGCTTGATGTTTAGCTACCCTCTTGAAACTGGTACAAGTGATTCAACACTTGCGGGCGAGCTCATATCAATTGCTGCTGCACGCAAAGATTGTGTTGCATTCGTATCTCCACCTGTTGCTTGTTCAAATACCGCAACTGGCGGCGCAGCCACAGTTATTGCTTGGGCGAACGATCTAGCCTCATCATCATACGGTTTCACCGATTCAACTGCTGCGTACGTATACGACAAGTATAACGACGCATATGTTTGGATTGGCCTGAGCGGGCACATGGCTGGACTTTGTGCTGCGACTGATAGTGATTATGATCCTTGGTTCTCTCCCGGTGGTATGACCCGTGGACAGATCTTTGGCGTAACTAAACTTGCATACAATCCTAAGCAAGCGGAACGTGATAACCTTTATAAGGCTCGTGTTAATCCTATCGTTTCATTCCCTGGACAGGGTACAGTGCTTTATGGTGATCGCACTCTTGATGCTAAGCCAAACGCGTTTGATCGTATTAACGTTCGCCGTTTGTTTATTGTTCTTGAGAAAGCAATCTCAACTGCTGCTAAGTTCCAGCTGTTTGAGTTCAACGATGAGTTTACTCGCGCTATGTTTAAGAACATGACCGAGCCATTCTTGCGTGATGTTCAAGGTCGTCGTGGTATAACTGACTTCTTGGTTGTTTGTGACGAGACTAACAACACTGGTCAGGTTATTGATGCCAACCGTTTTGTCGGTGACATCTACATTAAGCCTGCTCGTTCAATTAACTTCATCACACTAAACTTCATCGCTACTCGTACTGGTGTTGATTTTAGTGAAATTGCCGGATAATAGGAGTATACAATGGCTAACGGAATCGACGAATTTAAATCAAAATTAACCGGTGGTGGTGCTCGCGCTAACATGTTTAATGTCATTATCAACTATCCTGCTTTTGTAGGTGGTGATAGTGAACAAACAGCATTTATGTGTAAGGCTGCTAAATTTCCCGGTTCACAAATCGAAAAAATCGAAGTACCCTTCCGCGGGCGCAAGCTGCCTGTTCCGGGTGATCGAATGTTTGAACCTTGGAACATTACTGTAATGAATGATAGCGAGTTCTCAGTACGTAACTCGTTTGAAACATGGAGTAACGGCATTAACAGTCATAACTCAAATACTGGCTACACCGATCCTAATGATTATTCTGCTGACTTGATTGTTCAGCAGTTGCGTCGCGACGGATCAGTTGCTAAGACAGTTAACATCCGTGGTGCATGGCCTTCAAACGTCAGCGAAATCGAAGTAGCAACAGAGAGTGAAAACACAATCTCTGAGTTCACTGTTGATTTTGAATATAGTTACTGGGAAAGTAACACCACAAGCTAAAGGCTAAGAAATGGCGGGCTCGGTAACGAGTCCGCCTTTTTGCCTTCTTTAAACCTGTATAAATAAATATATAATTGTTACAGATTAAATACTATATGATACAGAGGATTGTTTAAATGGAAATGTTCGGATACGAATTTACTAAAAAGGCAGCAGAGAAAAAAGCTGAAGCTAACATAAAGTCATTTGTCCCACAAGATGAGATGGATGACGCTGGCGCTACTGTTGTTGGTGGCGGTGGTCACTTTGGCTACAGCCTAGATATAGATGGTGCTGCTCATGCAAATGAAGCGGAATTAATTTATAAGTACCGAGAGGCTTCTACACAACCAGAGTGTGATACTGCTATTGAGGATATCGTTAACGAATCAATTATTGTAGACGTGAATGGTAAATCAGTCACGCCCAGACTTGACAATGTAAAGGCTTCGCCTGCGGTGAAGGCAAAGATTAGTAATGAGTTTGCAACAATCTTGGACCTAATGGAGTTTACAACTAAAGGCCACGATATTTTTAAACAATGGTACGTTGATGGACGTTATCCGTATCATGTTATACTGGATCAAGCTAACCCGAAAAAAGGTATTGTTCAGCTGAGATATATTGATCCGACAAAATTAACAAAGATTAAAGAAGTTGAAACAAAGAGGGATCCAGCTACTGGTCTTGATGTTAATGGTGAGACCAAGACATACTTTGTTTACAAAAAAGAACTTAATAGTGAACAGGCTTTTAGAATTTCGCCTGATTCAATTGCATATGCTACATCGGGACAACTTGATGTAACACGATCATTTGTAGTTTCATATATGCATAAAGCATTGCGACCTACTAACATGTTGCGCATGATGGAAGATGCTGTTGTTATCTACCGTATTGCACGAGCCCCTGAGCGGCGCGTGTTCTATATTGATGTTGGTAACTTACCAAAAACAAAAGCTGAAAATTATATTTCAGGCATCATGAATAAATATCGCAACAAGATGGTATATGATTCATCAACTGGCGAAGTTAAAGATACTGCTAGAAACACTTCAATGATGGAAGATTTCTTCTTGCCTCGTCGTGAAGGTGGCCGTGGTACTGAAGTTGATACTTTGTCTGGTGGTTCTAACTTAGGCGAGATTGATGATATCTTGTATTTCCAACAGAAGCTCTATAAGTCACTGAGTGTGCCTATTAGTCGCTTGGAAACAACTGCTGATTCATCTAAACCCTATTCAATTGGACGGTCGGGTGATATTGATCGTGATGAGATTAAATTTAAAAAGTTCATTGATAAATTGCGTAACTCTTTCTCTAAGTTGTTTTTACACTTGCTGAGAATTCAGCTTATAAGTAAGGGTATTATTACTGAACAAGATTGGAACACATTCCGAAATCAGATCACATTTGATTTCATG